GTCTTACGAACCAAGTCTTTTTTAGCCCGACGACGGTTTCTTTTAGCGGCTCTGAGCTCTTCATCGTCATCTGGATGATCAGCATCAGCGTCGTTAGAGTCATTTGACTCTTTTGCACGATCAAAACCGTTTTGTTCCTCAACAGTGTCAGGTACAAGGTCTTTTTCAGGCACCTCTACGGTTGCAGAGCCGTCATTTTGCTCTTCAACCTCTAATTTCTCTTTGACTTCAGCCATTTTTTACTCCTAAACGTAAGCTTTAAACGATAACGGATCGTCAGTGACGGCCGAAATCAATTCGTGATCATTGATTGTCATGAATAAAACGGGATCTTCACCGTCTTCAGTGGGAACTTTGCGCTCCCAACGGTCTCCACCCCACCTCGGAACCCTTACATAGTCACCAATTTCAGCCCATGAGCCTTCAGCCCACGGTTGCATGGTGTCTCGGTTCTTGAACGCGAGTGGGCCAATGGCCACGACCTTACCGATCATGTTGTTCCACTTCTCGTTTTCTTTGGTTTCATCAACAATGATGATCATTCCAGACTTCTTTTTGATTCGTCGAAGTTGGACAATCACTCGACCGCCAAAGGGGCGTTGCCCTGGGCTTACTTCAGGAAAGGCCCAAGCTAATTCATCAGCATTGGGCGTTCCGCTACTTCCCTCGATTGTGGGAATAGGCTTGCTTTCAGTCATATTTTTCCTTCACACCATATCTCAGGTGCATAAACGCGCTTTTCAGCGCATGGTTAATCGTAATCTTTCTCTTCTTCCAACATGTTGTCGATGGTATCCAAAACGTATTGCACACCTGCATACTCACCAACCATGCGTTGATACGACTCATAGTTCTGCGGAATGCCTTGAGCCAAGGAAACCTGCAATTCTGCTTGCCGTATTTTGATCCTGTGGATCAATGCTTCGATCATTTCTTCTTACTAGCGTGTGATAGTCCGCCAGATTTAGAGCCAGAAGATGAAGATTTACTTCCACCTTTTGGTTCCATCGCTGTGCCATCAAGCTTCTCGCCTTGAGCGATACGCTTGTGTTGGGGCACATTAGCGGTTCTCTGTTCGTAATCAGATGTTGCCATTTGGAGCTCCTTGTTCAGGGGTTACGGGAGCGGCGGGTGCCGCAGGAATCGCAGGCGGTTGGGCCTGCGCTTGAGCTTGAGCCACCGTTTGAATGGTCTCATGCGTCAACTTTGCGTTTTCAATCTGAATCTTTGTCTGATTGTCAATCGCGTGTTCTTGCATATCTTTTTGCAACTTGGCTTGTGCAATTTGGAAGTCTTGCTGATCTTTCTGTGTCTTACGTTGTGTCTCAGCAGTGCTTGTGTCTTTAACGACTTGTGCATCAGGTGGTAAAGGTGCAGGCCCTTTGCCTTGTTGTGACATCTGTATAAGCTTTTGAAACGCAGGTGTAAATTGACCAAACACTTGTTGTGTATCAATCATCACATGCGCGCCAATCGTCGTGTATATCTTGTCGATAGTCGGCGTGTAGTTGGGGTCGTCATAGTCGTCCACAGGCTTTCCTGTTGCGTCCTCAACGTATCCGTTTGACCTATTGATGTACCACAACGTCATGTGCTGTTTAATGTGCTCAATGAGGTTGTTTAAATAGTTAGGATCTGCAAATGGAGACTGGCCGAAGAATGGATTCAATCCAAACTGCAGATGGTCTTGGATGTGCGCAATGTGGTCTTGCTGTACATACGCATATGCAGTCTGACCCAACAACATGGCCGCGTTCTCATCCGCTGACGTACGTTGTTCAGGTGCGGGCACATCCACCATGATCTGCTCAATGTTGGGTATCTTCATTTGCTTAAGCAAACGAGCCAACACCGCACTCATCTTGAATTGATCAGGGTGTTGTTGTGCCAGACTCAATACCGCTTGGTTCTGAGCCATGCGCTGAGTCTCAGAGAAGATGTTGGGGTCTGATACTGGCTCAACGTCCGTGTTGCGAGCAAAGTCTTCACGGGTTACTTCAAGGTCAGATACGTCCTCACCCTTTTGCATGTCGTCAAAGTACCAACGATTCAATCGGCAAAGAATCTTCAACACCCTAGCTTGCGATGCATGCAAGCGAGCATGGATGGATGAATAAACGTGTGAACCTTGCTCAATCAAAGCTTGTGTAGTGCCCACAGGCATTTGAGAAGTGGCGTCAGCTATCTTCTCCTCGGCTGTGGTCACAACGGAGCTTGTAGCCTTATCCAAGAAGCCTAATAGCTCAAATAGCACAGGGCTTGGTGGGTTGAAGGGCATGGGCATGGCGATTTGACGGATGTCCTGAACGCCTGGCGCTCCCTCAATCTCAACTACTTGAGTAACGTCGATCTGTTGGCTCTGCCCACTAATTTTAGCTCCTTTAAGCTTGAGCATAGTGGCCGCGTTATTGATGTGGGCTGAGTCCAAGAGCGCACGAAGCGAGCCAGTGAGGGCGGCGGACAATCCACCAATGAGATGAGGGAGACCAATCGCATATGCACCCCTCCAAGGGATAAACTTAAACTCAACCACCCAATCCAACTTGGACATGGTTTCATCGCTCTCTTCCCAGTTGCGATAGATGCCTAGACATTCATTGTCCAACTCATCGATCATGAAGATATAAGGAGCGCTCTTACCATGCGTTTCTTTGTCGTCTTCCAACTCTAACCATGTATAGATGTGGTAAACCTTGCGCAGTCCATCTTTATTGGTTTCGAACTGCTTGCCCTCAATCTTGTTGTTGGCTTTGGCAACTTTGCCCTCTTCCATGTTCTCGGTGGCTTGAACATAGTTGATGTCACGATACATGCCAGAAGCAATGCGTCGATCCATCTCATACTGAGTGATTTCATGCACTTCAGCCGCACGTTGTGCCGTGTAGAAGTTAGTTGCCGCAAAGGGAAGAATCACGCGGTCGATTGGCAAAAACTCAATGCAAGGACGTTTCTTGTCTTCGTCGTACCACAGCTTCATGTACTGTGAGCCACCTAAAGGCAATTGAGTCAGCAACTGCTCAAGTTCGTCCCTAAACTCACCCATCTGCTCGGTGATCTGCCAGTTAAGGAAGTCAACCTTACGGTCAGCAATTGCCGACTTCAGGTCGTCTTGCTTCCCGATGATTTTCGACTTAACGGGCCCATCGGATGGGAAGAGCTCTTTAATGGCGCGAGCGGCAAAGTCAACACAGCCCTCTGCCATTGCAGGGTGAACAACTTTGGATGCGCCCATGAAGGTTGCACCACCAGGCGCATCATTCCCCATCCCTGTGCGCTTGATTCCTTCTTCATACTGCTTGTCCCTCAGTTCACGAGCTTCTTTGTCAGACTCAAGTAGATCACGGTATCTGGAAACTAAATCACTGACAACGCTCGGGCTAATTGAATCAGCCAAGTTGTCATAAAAGTCAGGATTAAACTCAGGGCCATCGTCGATTTGTATGACCGCTGAACCATCTGGCAGTTCATCGACATCCATCTCTGGCATGTCCACAACAGCAGATCCGTCTTCCTGTTCGTCAATGTTGATATCTTCTGCCATTATCTATCCTTATTCTTTAGTTGCTCGGCGCTTTGCAAGATGGTGCTGTGAAGCAAAATTTGTTTCAGGAAATGCATTGAAGTCATCGTTATAGTCCAACTGCTTTAATGATGAATGTACAGCTCCACCAGTAGCCCATGTTTTCTTAACCATCTTCATGGGTTCAGGTGCAACATACTCTTTGCCCCTTGCAAATTCTTGAGCCAATGGTGGATCAATTTCATATTCACCGTTATTTTTCTTGGCGTATTCTAAGTGCGTTGGGTTTACATCATGCGTAAACGATGAATGATGTTCATGATTAGGCGTGGACTCTGTTGGAGTCGTCATCAAAATCAAGCCTGCGCGCTTACCATTCTTAGTCTTAAATTGCTTGCTTCGTGGAATCTTTTTGTCCAACTCTTTGTTGTCCAAGAAGCGTGAGTCCGTAGGAATCATGTGGGGCGTACCATCATTGTTTGTACCCACTTGAACTAGCCTTGGATGCAATATGTGTTGCTTTTGATAGTCGTAACGGTTATCTCCTATGACCATATGTCCATAATGAGATTTATCAGGGGTTGTGGTTTTTCCTTTGCCATCATAGTGGCCTTCACTACCCTCGTCCTTTTCCATCTCTGTAAGCTCGTTTAGTGGCCTTGGGATTGACCAATACTTAGCATGCGTGATGGTGTTCTGCATATTTTTGTCGAATGGTGAGCCACGCTTTACATTGGTCACCATGTATGAGTTCTTAGGTGGCGTTTTGTTGCCTTGCTCATTGACAAAGTCACCTTGATTGTCTCTAGCCAAAATTGTATTACGGACTCTTGCTTTGTCGCGCTTGATACTTTCAGTAATTTCTTTTCCGTGTTTGGTCTTGGGGCCAACATTGGAATGGGTCACATGGTAATGATTTTCAGGATCATGCAACTCATTAGTTTTACCATAGCTGTTGGCAATAATTGGTGGTTTGTCTTCTTTCTTGCGTTGTTCATTTAATCCACGCAATACATGACGTGATGATGTATCGCTTTCATCCACCACATTGGGTCTGAACAATAAACGCTGATTGTTCTGATCGGCTTCATCAGCGGCTTCACGCAATGAGCCAGTATGAGCCAGAACCCAATCGCGAGTCATAGCAGGGTCATGCTTGGCTTGCGCATGAGCGGCGCGACGTACTGCCGCGTTGACGTATTGTGATTCAGCATTGGGGGCAAAGCATGAGCCACGTTTGGTATCCACGATTCCATTCTGATCAATGCCACCACCACACCCATCAACCTGCCCAGGACATGTATTCAACACATGCAACTTTTCATTCTTGCCATCGCCAGATGAATACAGCGCATGGCCTGCAATACCCTTGGCCGCATAACCCACATGAGTACGTCCTTGGTCATCGGTCTCATGGCGCACTGTATCAAGCTTCTCGCTTTCATCCAATGTGTTTGCCTTAGATCCAATGTGCTTGGCTTCGCGCAATCTTTCTAACGCCTCTTTTTCGGCCGATGTTTGTTCATCAATTGGTTTTGCAAAGTGATCACTCAATACTTGCTTGTGAATTCTGCCCATCTGTCCAATGTTTAACGGTGGACGATTTTCTGATCCATAGACTTTAGCTCTTGCTTTGTTTAGATCAAGCAGTCCTTCAACTTTCTGTCCTGCTTTAGGCCCAGTACCACCATAGGTTTTACCTTCCAACATGTGACGTGGAATAACAATACCCTTGATGCCATTTGGCCCTGTGGCTTCCACCAGAATACGCTTAGACTCTTCTGCTTTTTCTTTCTGGCTTCCGCCTTTGGCAAAGTGACCGACTGCACCACCTTTGGCCATATTAGGAGTCATGGGTGGCTTGATGGCGCTCATGGCTTGACCTTGAGGCGTCAGGTTCAAGATATTGCTTGGACTTTGTGGCATGCCAGAGCCAGAAGGAGCCATGCTAGGGAATGGGCTTTGTTGGCCTTGTGGTGGCTGTTGCTGTGGCTGTTGAGGCATGAACTGTGTGCCCGACATCATTGGATTGACGTCTACGCCACCAACAGGCAAAGCGCCTTTGTCAGTCTTCACGCCACCCACATCAGGCAATCCAGATGAATTGGGATTGGGGTTAACAAACATCTTTGGATCGATGTCCACGGCTTCATTGACGCCGATGTTGTTCATCACTGCGGGGTTGCTGTGACGGGCAACCTCTAAGCGCATTTGGGCTAGTGTGGGTTCATTCATAGGTTTTCCTTTTATTGGGCCACCGTCGGCGTAACTGTCAGCCTTCTTGTGCTTGACATTCTTTGCCAATACCAATGGCCCTATTTGGACGACGTGTTCCGCATGACTTACAGGCTTCATAGTCTTGCGGTCGTAGAAGTATCCATGCCTGCGTGGATCATAACCAACCTGAGTCCATTCAGGATGATTCAAGTGCTCTTGTGCATGCTTAACTGCTTCGTCTTCATGCATGTGATGTAAGTCACCAACGATTCGAGCAAACGGTGCTTTGTTCTGCTCACCAGTTGCAACACGAATGCCCTTATGGGGATTGGGATCAAACTCAGCATTCTTCACTGAGGATACTGGCCCATATGATGTGGGGCGCTTTTCATTGGTCTCATCATGGATTGAATTAACCCAAACACCATGATGCTCATAAGCAGGTATATCCAGCCTTAATCCAACCTTATGCCCTTCAGGCCAAGACTCATGGCCACGCCATTTGTCCTGCTTGTTGGCCATCAATGCCCTCTTTGCATCTTCATCTGATGCAGGCTTTGGAATAAAATCATAGGGCTTCACAGGCTTGTGTTTGTTGACTATCTTGTCATAGTCTTTCTTGTTCATCTCACCCGATTGAAATGCTTTGGCCGCGCTTTCAATTTCAGGTATGCGACGTTGAAGGTTTGGGTCTTGAACTGTTGGTCTGATGTCTACCTTACCGCCTTTAGCGAGCAACTCATAACGCATCTGAGCTGTTGACTTCACCTTGCCACCTCTATTTTTAGTAATGTCAGGATTATTGACATTGTATGTGCCACGGTTACCGATAGCTGACTTAACATGTTTAGGATCAAAAACTACAACTGAATCATCTAATATTGCTCCATCAAACCCTTGATCTTGCAATATTTTTTTATGTCTTTCATCATGTGTATTCCATCCAAATCTAGAACTATCTTTGGCCGCCAAATCCCATGCATCACTAAATTGATCTTTGTTTGCAGGATTTTTTAATCTTACATGCACTGGATATACGGATGGAGGTTCACCCACACCTTTTGCAGAAATTGTTGCATATTCGTTTGCAACATCTGGATTTTTAGTCGCCCAAATTCCTACTGCATTTTTTGGAGCTTTAAATGACTTTATATCTTTGTTGGTGCCATGATACATGACACCCTTCTCAACGCTAGGTTCAAGAAAGGCTTTCCTGCCCTTTTCACGGAGCTCGGCACTCATCTGTTTAATGGACGGCTGTTTCTTCATTGCGCCATTATCCTATGCTCGGACAATCATCGCAACGGCCATCACCTTGACAGAGCCCCAAGCTCGCGCAACTCCTCTTGCCTCTTTCGCCATCTGATCCATTCTCTGAACATCTGCACTGCTTGCTGTTCCCACACTTCGTTCCTTGGTGTCGCTGACAGCTCGAACTTATGGTCAGACAAAGTGATTCGCGTTCCGTCAATGTGGAGGACTTTCCTATAACAATCGTCTTGATGATCTCGGCCATTCATTTTCACCTCTTAATACTAATTGATTACTAGTTAAACTAGTAAAACTAATTGATTACTAGTTAAACTAGTATTCCTCACTGCGAATAGGGGTTTGATCGACCCTTCCTGTTGTAGAGTTCTGCGTCGTCGATGTCCTCTTGCATAAGCTCCTCACGAGGTGGCGCATCGATGCTGATCCATCCTGCGTCACGCAGGTATCGGAGCCCTTGGCTGATGCAGTCCACGAACTCATCGTGTGCGGTCTCAGGGAAAGAGCAGATCTGGCTCACCATGCCTTCAGCCCAGTCACGGACGAAGCCTTTGCGCTTACTGGACTCAGGCACCCACACGCGCCCTGCTTTAATGATGTTGGCCACGATGGATAGGCGTTGGACTTTGTCCGCTTTGCCAGGGTTATACGCATGCACAGGCAGATGCGCTCTCTGTAAGTCTTGTATGAGTGATATGCCTGCGCTCTTGTCCTCCACCAAAACCAAGTCCACAAGCTTCTTGTCCCGTCCTTCGCCAAAGACTGACTCGTACTCATCGAGCACTTTGGGACGCAGGTCAGGGTATTGGAGGTGCTCTTGCCAACAGTCTAGGATCATCACGGACATACCGCCATCCATAGGCTTAAACACGCCCATAGTGATCGATCCAGTGGGGTCGTTGTATGTTTTGTCGGACGTGGCGCAGTCATAGCTCTGAATGATGTATTCAAGCTTGGGGAAGGGCTTACCATCAGGCCAGAGTCGGAACCATGTACGCTTGACGATGCCAGACTCCTCCATGTCGATGAGCTCGGCGTGGATCTCTTGGCGGCCAAGGTTGGTGCCTTCGTACTGAAGAATCTGCTTCTGGAACGATGGAGCCAGATTGGCAATGTTGGAGTAGGTCGATGCTTTGGTCACCACGACGTCGTCGCCTTCGCGCCCCACCAGATCAAGAATCAGGTCTTTGGGCTTTGGTGTGGTGGAGCAGATCAGCTTGGTGTGCTTACCCAATCGAATGCCGAACTGAATCATGTCCCACGAGTCTTGGAGGTATTCCCACGCGGCCAACTCGTCCAACCATCCGCCGTGGAACTGGGGGCCTCGGAAGCGCTCTGGCTCCGATGCAGGGATGCCCTTGATGAATGAGCCATTGACTAGCTTGATCTCATGGAGGGCTTTGTTGTAATCCGCTATGAGCTCCTTCGGGATGATAGATAGCAGGCCAGAATCGCCCTCAAAGCATGTGCCCTTAACGTCGCCACTGGTAGGGGCCGATACAAGCCATCGGGTGTTGGGTTGATTCCACGCCCATGATGCTAGGGTCTCCGCCGCCGCTCTAGTCTTGCCTGCTCCACGGCCTGCAAGCATGAGCCATATGGCCCACCAATCCCCTGCGGGCTCGATCTGGTGCTTGTGAGCGACCTTGAGCCACTTCATCTGCCAATTGAAGGCTATCTGATTGACAGGGGTGAGTTTCTTAAACTCCTCAACCAAGGAGGTTTCATCTTCAAGTATCGCGTCAACGACACTCATTCAGCTTGCCTTTGCATCTTGATGGCCTTGAGGAGCTCGCCGAACACGTTCATGTTGTTCTCCACCACTACAGGGCTTGTATCGTCGCCAGAGTGCGTGATGCGCTCGCCATACTTGCGTGGGCGCTGTTTGGCGGCGTTCCACTTACGGGCATCAATGCGCTGTCTCTGCCACTGGATGTAAGCCGAATCAAGCTTGATATCGATCTGTTTGCCGTCCTTGTCAAACACTGGCGCCGTCTCAGGCGTCTCGTCCGCAATGGACACGATTTCGTCAGCGTGAGTCTCAGCCTGTTCTTCGCGCGCACGCGTGTACATGTCCAAAAAATCTGAGTGATCTCTCAACCAAACATAAACGATTGAGTGGCTGGGCATCTCTTCGTCCCTGCAGATGCTTGCTAGACTCTCTCCTAGTGCAAGCCTATCGCATATCATCTTTGCCTTCTCTGTGGAGTATCCTGATGGTCTGCCGAGCTTTTTTTGTTCCGATGGATCTTTTCGCTTTGTCATCTCTATTCCTTTCGCGCGATACTTTCAGCGCAATTAGCCCAGAGTGTAACTTATTGTTGATTTATTGTGGTAACAAAAAAAAGGGGAGTGATTAGCTCCCCTTATAAATATTGCCCTTCGCCCAGGCAACTGCAAAGAAAGTACCCCTCATAGGTACGTCTGCATTCTATTACTCTTCTTGCTCACTGCGCAATATGCGGCGCTCGGCCCAAAGTTTGTACGCCGTGAGCTTCTTGTTCTCTTCCTTTAAGCGCTCGATCTCACCTTTCTGGTGGTTCATGGTTGCATGAGCCCGATCAATCCATTCCTTGACCTCTTGTGGCATTGCGAACTTGGGCTCTGTTGTTTTCTTTGTAACCACTTTACGCTTCCTCCACAGTGATCTTGTACTTCTTACCGTAGCGGTCTTCTACCATGATGGTTTTCTTTGTTGATAGGAACTTGCCGTCGTCGGTCGCGTCGAACTTCATGTTGCCAACACTGGCCAAAAGCTTGTCATGCACAGCGTCCAAAGCTTTCAGGTTCTTTTGAATCTGGTACGCGATGTAGTCGCAATATGCGATCATTGTGCGTGACTTGACCGTATCTTCCACGGCCATCTTGATCATGGGTTTAAAGTCCTCAATAGTCATATTCTGCCTCTTCTTCGAAATACTTAATGATACTGCTTTCAACTGCTACAACGTCCTTATCGGACATCTTGCGCTCTAGCCAAGGTGCTTTGCGACCATTGCGATCTAACACCTCGAACTCAATCTCTGTATAGCCTTCATAATCGTAGTCACTCGCGGCATGATAGCTGTAGCTACCTGCATGATGCATGAAATGTGTTACGCCTACCTTGCATGGGATGCCTGCGATTCTTGCATCGATTACTGCTGTGTATGACATTTCTAACTCCTTGTTATAAACCTGCTCTGTTGCAGTGACTACAGTATAACTCTGAGTTAGAGTTTGTGTCAACTATTTTTTAGGTGTTTTCCCTAATTCAAGGGTCTACAAATAAACATCTCGTCAGCCATGCCCATAGGCCCGCTTTTTTCAATCTTCTCGTGCATTTCGTAGGAAGCTTCGGCTGTATCGTATCTTGCCCTGATGTCTTGAATCAATATCCCCATCATATGGTCAAAGCTGAATTGCTTTTCCTCCACGTTTGGATTAATTCTGACTGTGATCATAGCCAAGGTCATGAGCTCCACAGCCATATTGGTCACGATGGTCAAGAAGACCTCTGGGCCCTCCTTATCCATGATCTTGCTCAATATGTTTTGGATGTGAGGATTAAGCTGTGCATAGATTTCTGATGCCTTTTCGTCTTCTTGGCTCAATTGGGCCTCCAAATCATCATAT